CCAGCTAAGAAAAGATTTAATATGATGTGCAAGTAAGGTGTAAATTGGCTGCGGAAACAGTCAACCTTCTTCCATACAAGAGTTGAGTGCAAACAACTATTCATTTAATTGTCATGTGTAGTCCTTGAAACAAAATACAGTGCTAGGCTGCTTTCTTTATGAAGGTAGCTTTTTTTATTTGCAAAAATATATAATTGGTTTACATGTTGAACGAAAGGAGCTTAGAACATGGCTAGATTAACACCTAAGCAACAAATGTTTGTTAAAGAGTATCTAATTGACTTGAACGCAACACAAGCGGCTTTACGTGCTGGCTATAGTGCAAAGACCGCTAAACAAACAGGCACAGAGAACCTATCTAAACCTATCATTCAAGCTGAGATTCAAAAGCATATGAATAATAGGGCTGAGAAGATTGACGTTAGCGCTGACCGCATTTTACAAGAGTTGGCTGCTATTGCCTTCCATGATGTAAATGAGGTTGTGTATGTCGATACAAGGGAGTATGTGAGCGGCTGGAAGATTACTCAAAAAGAAACAGATGAACAACCGGAAATAAAAGAACCTATGTACAGCACCGCGCAAATGGTTGTTGTAAAAGATTTATCGGAGCTTACGCCGCTGCAGCGCAAAAGTATTGCCGCTATTAAGCAAGGTAAAGAAGGTATTGAAATAAAGTTTCATGACAAGATTAAGGCTGCTGAATTACTCGGCAAACATATGAAACTATTCGCTGATAAGATTGAACACAGCGGCGAAATTACTCATAATACAGTAGATTTAAGCGGGCTTTCTACGGAGGAGCTGAGAAAACTTGCTAAAATTGAGTGAATCACAACGAATTGCTGTTGCTATCGAAGCACAGAAGGAACTTGCACGCCGTAATTACGGTGACTATGTTACTTATGTTCATCAGGGGCGTTATGTACACGCAAGGCACACGCTCTTTATTACCGATGTGCTGCAGCGTGCCATTGAAAATAAAAAGAAAATGCGATCAGGTGAAATAGAAACAGAAAACCAATACATCATGATTAATATGCCGCCGCGTCATGGTAAGTCTATGACAGCTACGGAAACATACCCTAGCTATTATCTTGGTCACTTTCCAGAGGATAGAGTTATTGAGATTTCTTACAATGATACCTTTGCAAAGAAGTTCGGTAAGAAGAATAAAGAGAAGGTTAGGCAGTTCGGCGCTGATTTATTCGGCGTGAATCTTTCTAAGCGGGCAACAGCAACGGACACATGGTATTTAGAGAATGAAATAGGCGGTATGCTTTCGCGTGGTGCTCTTGCTGGTATCACTGGCGAAGGGGCAGACCTCATGTTAATTGATGACCCAATAAAGAACCGCGAAGAAGCAAACAGCGAAACGCACAGGGATAAATTATGGAATGAATGGGTAGACAGCTTTTCTTCTCGTTTACACCCAGGCGCTATTGTCATTATCATTCTTACACGTTGGCATGAAGATGACTTACAAGGGCGCTTGCTATCTAAAGAATATGGTGAGCCGCTGCCCTGGCAAGTGTACAATTTCCCGCTTGAAGCAGATGAAAAGCACATCAATGAAGAAGGCAACCCACTAGATAGAGAATTAGGTGAACCGCTTTGGCCCGAACGTTACGACAAGAAGTTTATTGAACAGCGTAAGAACCAAGCGCAGTCCTTCAACTCACTCTATCAAGGTAGACCAACAGCGGCAGAAGGTAATATGATTAAAAGGGAATGGTGGAACTTTTATGATGTTTACCCAATTGTCGCACAAGAGATTATTTCCATTGATGCAACGTTTAAAGATGAGAAAGACAATGACTATGTTTCTATCCAAGTGTGGGGCAAGGTTGGAGCGGATATGTATTTAAAAGACCGCTTAAAGGCTAGAATGGGCTTTTCTGCTACGTTAAAGGCAGTCGTGAACATGATTAAGCGTCACCCTGCAGCAGTCACACGCTTAATAGAGGATAAGGCAAACGGTCCAGCAATCATTTCTATGCTCCATCACAAGATAGGTGGTATTATTCCAGTGAATCCGCAAGGCGGGAAGATAGCACGCGTTCAAGCTGTTTCACCTTTCATAGAAGGCGGCAATGTATTCTTACCGCGTGGCGAAGCATTCACACAGGAAATCATAGAAGAAGCTGCAGCGTTTCCAACGGGCGCTCACGATGATGATGTTGACGCGATGAGTCAGGCATTGAACCGCTTTATCTATCACAGCGGCGAGCTACCACCACCGGAAACACCACCATTACCGCAAGCGTTCCAAACTAATCACGATGAAGAGGGGGATTTTTTAACATGGTAACTGAAATATTATGTGGAGTCAGTGGGGTTGCTATTGGTTATATTGGCTATTTAATTGCGACACTTAAAGCTGCAAAGAAAGAGAATCAACATGACCGCCTTTACGACAATTTGCACACGAAATATACTAATTTAGTTAGTGAAGATGTGCAATTGCAAGCGGATTACAAGCAATTGAAGGCAGACTTTCAACAATTAGCGGAGGAACATGCAGCAAGAAAAGAAGCTAACTCTAAATTAGCTGCAGGCAACAACGCTATTGCTAAGGAGTACCACGATTTAAAAGCGAAATACGAAGCGTTAAAAGAGAATCATGCGCCGTTTGCTGCTTTAAATCCATTTGAAGCACAAGCTATGCACGCTATGGCTAGTCAATCGGTAGTAGATGAATGGTTAAACGGAGAAAAGGAGGTTAAATAATGGCTAAACAACAACAGCAAGCCGCTGCAACAGGTAGCGAACCGAAAACAGTCATGCCGCCGGAACAAATGGAGCTTATTTCTCAACGTGCTCAAAAGGTTGAGAAGGAGTATAAACAGTCACTTGACTATAAGCGGTCACAAAACTTCCTTACATCATGGGCTACATACGAGAGATTTAAGGCAGGGGACCAATGGCCTGCAGTAACAGAACGTACAAAGATGTTACCGCGTCCGGTGTTTAATATCATTGAGCAAATTGTAGGGCATAAAGTTGCAACGATCATGAACGAGAATATTAAAATGGTCTTTTCTGCTTTAGATGTTGACGAACCGGACCAAGATAACCCGGAGTTAGAAGGGCAAGACATTGAACAATGGCAAGGCGCTGACTTATTCAGTAAATACAGTGATAGCGTATGGGAGCACATTAAACAAGATATGCTCAACGAAGAAATGTTAGAGAATGCCGCCGCTGTTGGTAGTGGATTCATTCACTATTATTGGGACCCCAATGTAAAAGGCGGTAACAAGATGAAATACAACGGTGACATTAAAGGCGAAGTAATTGACGCGGTTAATGTGTTTCCCGGCAATCCTCAACTTGCTGACATTCAGAAGCAACCATATATCATTATCACGAGCCGCGAGCTTGTAAGTGATGTGAAGAACGCTGCTATTAATAACGGTTTACCGCCTGAGTATGTCGATATGATTAAAGAGGACAAAGAAACGCAAGACCAGGCATACGATATGGCGCAGCAGGAGCAGGACGGAGATAGCAAGATTACTGTATTAACCCGCTACTATAAGAAGAATGGTGAAGTACATTTTGTTAAAGCTGCAGCAGGCGTATTAATTAAAGATGAAACGCCTATGGGCTTTGAACGTTACCCAATTGTTATGATGAACTGGAAGCGCCGTAAGAAGTCTATTTTCGGCGTTGGAGATATTGAGAGTTTAATTCCCAATCAAAAAGCTATTAACTTCTTAATGGCTATGCAATTGCTTTCTGCTCAATTAACAGGTTGGCCGAAGATGATTGTTAACCGCTCATATGTTAAGCAGCGTATTAAGAATGAGCCGGGCGAAATCATTTATACAGATGCACCACCGGATAAACCGAACAGCGGCATTGAATATATGAACCCAGCTTCTATGCCTTCTCATGTGCCAGAGTTAGTTGATAACTTTGTAGGATATACGAAGGAAACAGCGGGGGCGAATGAAAACGCGATGGGTGAAAACAACAGCAGCGACTTGAACGCTACCGCTATTATTCAATTACAAAAGGCTGCAGGCATTCCGCTTGAATCAATTAAGCGCCGCTTCTATCAAGCTATGGAAGATGTAGGTTTGATATGGATGCAGTTCTTTAAAACAAAGTACAATATGTTACGAATGATTAAGCTGCAGAATGATGAAGGCGAAGAATACCACCAAGAGTTTCAAGGCACTGACTATGCAGACGTAGACATGAGATGTAAAATAGACATCGGTCCTTCTTCTTCATACAGTGAAACGTTGATGATGTCCAGTTTAGATAAATTCCTAGATATGCAGTTAATAGATTTCCTCACGTATCTTGAATTAGTGCCAAAGAATGTTGTACCTTTTAAAGACAGGCTCATTAGAATGGTTAAACAAAAAATGCAGGAACAGGAACAAATGGGAGAACAGCAATTCCAGCAGCTCCTTGAAACGATGGACCCTGCAGAACAAGAAGCCTACCTTTCGGCACCGCCGCAATTACAGGCGCAAATGAAAGCGCAAATTATGGGCGGTCAAGAAGGACAACCACCGGGCGCAGCTCCACCAGCGGGAGGAATGCCACAAGGCGCACCACCAGCACCAGGAGGAATGCCACCGGGAGGACAACCACCAGCGCCACAACCAATAGGCGGGTAATTTCGACATAAGTTTTACTTAACATATATCATACGATGGGGTTACGCTGTTCAAAATGGAGCGTAAAAGGTAGTAAGTGTTTGCGGGTAAGGCTACCATTAATTTTCCCAACCATAGGAAAAGGAGTGTTTCACAATGGAAAACGAATTAGCAGGCTTAGGCAACCATACCGAAGCGGCAGGCGGTCAAGAAGGTTTTGACCAAGCACAAGGATTTGAAGGGCAAGAACAGCAACAAGGATTTGAACAGCAACAGCAGGGCGAAGCTCCACCACAAGCAGAGCCACAGTATTTTAATGTTAAATACAACAAAGAAGAAATGCAGATTCCTTACGACCAAGCACCGGACTATATCCAAAAAGGATTGAATTACGATAAGCAAGTTGAGCGCCTAAACACATACCAAAGTGATTTAGAGCGTGTTGCGCGTGTGTCCGGTTATGGTTCAGTTGAGGAAATGCGAGAAGCATTAAGCCAACACGAACAAGAGTTAGAAGCTGAACAATGGCGCGAGCAGGGAATTGACCCGGACGCTATGAACAAGTTCCTTGAAAATCACCCTGACATACAATATGCGCGTGAAATGAAAGCACAACAAGCGGCACAACAACAGTTTGACAAGTACGTTTCTGAGTTTCAACAAGCTCACCCGGACGTAACGCCAAACGATGTAAGCCAAGAAGTGTTCAACTTAATGGACGCGCGCGGGCTATCTCTTACAGAAGCATACCGCATTCACAATTATGACCAATTAGCTAAGAACGCCCAACAAAAGGCAATTACTAGCTTAAATCAAAATAGCAGCTCGTCACCTGGTTCTTTAGGAGCTGCGGGGGCTGAACATACACAAAGCGTTTCAAGTATGTCATCGGCTGACTTTGCTAAAATGATTGCACAAGTTAAGGCTGGTGAACGTACTTCATTTTAATTAAAAAGGAGTGCATGAGCACATGGCTACAAACGTACAAGGTTATAACGCCACTTCCGGCGTAAACGCGTTAACAGCAGAACAAGCAGAGTTTTACAACCGTACAATGCTTGAAAGATTAACACCGGAATTATTTTTCCTTAACTACGGTGAAAAGAAAAACATTCCTAAAAACAGCGGTGCAACAACTTCTTTCCGCCGTTTAAACTCTTTAGCGGTTTCAACTACTGCTCTTACTGAAGGTGTAACACCTGACGGAGTAGACTTGAACATCACTAAAATTATCGCTACTGTTCAACAATACGGTAACTGGACTAAAATTTCTGAGTTCATTAACCTTACAGGGTTAGACCCGCTATTAACTGAAACAGCGGAATTAATGGGCGAAAACGCAGGCGAATCTATTGATACAATTTGCCGCGACATGATCTATGCAGGAACTAACGTACAATACGCTGGCGGTAAAACTGCGCGTAACTTACTTACTGCTGCAGACAAAATCACAGCATTAGATATTCTTAAAGCTCGCCGTACTTTAAAACGTAACAAGGTTAAACAAATTAGTTTACCAGGCGGCGGCAAAGGTTACTTAGCTTTCATTCATACAGACGTTGCAACAGATTTAATGCAAACGCAAGAATGGAAAGACCAAAATACTTACGTTGATACTAAAAACCGTCAAGAAGGTATTTTAGGTAAAATGTACGGCATCTATTTCTTAGAAGCTGACAACGCTATGAAATGGGCGGGCGCTGGTGCTTCATCTGCTGACGTATTCGGCACGCTATTTATTGGTAAGGGCGCTTATGGTGTACCTGACGTAGCGGGCAGCTCTAAGCCTGAAATGATTGTACACAAAGCAGGAAGCGGCGGTACTAACGACCCGCTTAATATGTTTAACACTGTAGCGTGGAAATGTGCTCTTACTGTAGCTCGTTTACAGGAACTTGCTATGGTTCGCCTAGAAACTGGCGCAACAGTTTAATAACTTAATAGGAGCGCTTAAAACCGCTCCTATTTTATTTTAATTAAAAAGTGGAGGTTTTATATTATGGCACCTAAAACAACTAAAACAGAGCAAGAAGAAGTCGTGAAAACACCTGAGCAAATCGCAATGGAAGAAAAGACACTTGAAGCACAAGCGAAAGCAGAAGAAAAGAACTTCAAGCAGCAATTAAAAGAAATGCCTAAAAAGCTTATTCATATTCCAGAGGACCCAAACAACCCGGACGATGTTGTCTCTATTACGTGGAATGGCGTAACTTATGCAGTACCACGCGGGCAACAGTTTGAGGTTCCTTATGTAATTGCTGATATTTTCTATGATTCATATAAACGTACTCAGGAAGTTAACAAGCGTATTCGCGAATCAACGCGTAAAGAAATTACAGTCTTATAATTGAGGTGATATAGATGGGCCGATGGGCAGCAAATGGCACATACGTAGATAATACGGTTGATGTTGCCGACTTTCAAAGCAGCGGGCTAGTGCCAATAGAGGAACAAGCGCGATTAACGCCGCAAGAAAAAACCCTAAACAACGTAACAGTTACGGCGGGAGGTTCTATGACCTTTGCGTCTAACCCTATTCTTATGGACGGTTTTAACACTATAGCGGCGGGTGGTTCTGCTGACATTTCGCATTCTTGGACTATGTTCGTTCTTGCGAGTCCTGACGGTAGTTTTACATTTGGGGACCCTGTTATAAATAGAGCTTCAACAAGCGGAACAAAAGCAGCGGCAGGAACTTGTTTCTTTAACTTCGCTTTTATTCAAATTGTAAATAATGACGCAGCTACACGAACATATAACGTATGGACGCGTAAATTTAACTTATAGGAGGTTGCAACTTGCCTACATTTATCGAAGTAATGCCAAAATATGAAGCTGAATTGCTAGGAGAAGTCTTTGACATGAAGCCAGTAGGTGAAGCGAACGGCGAATTTATTGACGGACAAATGCGAACAGCTTTCTTTACTGCTCATTATGCAGATATTGCAAACGCAACAGCAAGCCCGCTGACGCAAAAGAACTATGAAGCGTTAAAGGCTATCAATAAGTATTGGAAAATTAACGCGATCAATTGGAGAAAGAATAAAGTATTTGATGTTTACAACATTCCTGCTGACCAATTAATCGAAGAAGAAGAAGCATTCTTGCTTGAAATGTACCCGCCACCAGCGGAAGAAGAACAACCTACAACAGAAGAAAACACAACGGAGGGAGCTTAAACGCTCTCTTTTTTTGAAAGGAGATTTATATGTTATATCCTAAAAAGAACTTAGTACCTACAACAGAAGGCATGTTGAGCACAACACAAAGCTACGTAGCAGCGCCGGAGCGCGTTATGTTTCCTATTGGTTGGAATTTCAGCAGCACAGAGTATGTCACAATCAAAGGTCCTTACGAATTTGAATTGACAGCGGTACAAAACAATAGAGATATTCGCGTTATCCTTCCAGTTAAGCCGCTTACAGTTTACAAGCCATCATGTGAAACTAATGGTGATGTTCATGTTTTCTACTTAGATAAAACAAAAACCGTTCCATTAGGGCAGGCATACAACACGATAAGCGCACCTTATACAATTTCAACGCCTGCTAATTGTGAATACGTTGCATTCGCTCTTACAAATAGAGGACTTGGAGCGGGTAAATTCAACTTTAAAAACTGGCAGCTTGAAGAAGTTGCAAAGGCTGGCGACCCTGCAACAGCATTTGAGCCGTTTCAGTTAACGAATAAACGAGCAGCAGTTCGTAAAGATGTAATAGCGCCGGATATACAAGGCACATCGCATAACTTTGTTTCGGGTAACTTGTATAAAGTGAAGCAAGATGTACGCCTTACTAAAGCGAAGTTTGAATCATTAACGGCGGGAACGTTCAACGTTGCTATTTATGAATGGGTTGAAGGTACTGGAAAGGTAGGGCAACCGCTATTTATGCGTGATGCAGAGTATGGCATAGGCGTTTACTCTTACGATTTCGGCGGCATAACTCTTAAAGCTGGCAAAACATATTTCATCGGAAGATATGACCAGACAAATGCTGCAGCAATTAAGCGGATAACAGGAGGAACAATAAACGTTGGTAATTACGTTGAATGGGTTGGAGGTACAACACTGAGCCAAACAACAACGATTTACCCTACTTCTTATTATTCTTTCTTTGCTATCGAATTTGAATTAGTTAATTCGGCTAAATTAATAAGCGATGGTGCTTTGAATGTTCCTTTAACTTCTGATTTATGGGTGCTTAGAAGCGGAACAACTTATAAGAGATTTGAAGGCAACCGCGTTTATTGGAACTCTAATGCAGATTACGCAGGCATTCAATTGATTCTCGCAAACATGGGCTATAAAGACAGTGATTTTCAAGGGAAAGACATTGTATTTGGCGGAGACGTTCACCCGCTGGCAACGGTTATGTTTTATTACAAAAGAGCTGACGGAACACCAACATATATAGGCGTTTCAAAAGTAACCGATAACGGCGCAAGAGCTATGACTATTCCTTATGGTACAACAGAGCACCGCATATATGTACAAAGTGATGCAGGCGGGCGCGGTGAATTATGGTGCGAGAATGTATATGTAAAATTCGGTACAGAAAAAGGAATTAAACCGTACAATCCAACGAATAAGAAAGCTGCTATGTACCCTAAAAAGAATTTAATTAAAGGCTTTAGCTCTTATATTCCTAATGGCGTTTTCATTCAGCAGATGTATGAAGAATATAGAGTGCAAGCTAAATCAACTAACCCTACAACGTCAAACGGTTATTGGTTAGTAGATGTAAAGCCGTTTACTGATTACACATTTTCTTTAGACCGTCCTTCTAATATGGACATAGGGGTTTTTAACGCAGACGCTACAAAGACAATAGTTAATTATAAGTTAGGCGGTGACGTTCAGTTTAATAGCGGGGCGAATAGTCAAGTTAGGTGTTATGTAAGGGGTAGTGTTCCTAATGATGTTTATGAGCTTGGTAAACCGATGTTAAAAGAAGGTGGTTCTGATATATTCGAGCCGTACCAACTAACAAGCAAACGCGCTGTTTTATATCCGCAAAAGAATTTATTTCCTACTGATTCGAGTTATTGGGAAAGTGGTTCGATTGCTTCGGGCGGTCAATTAACAACACTTAATAATATTCGCCTTAAAGATTTTGTGCCGGTTGAACCTAACACACAATACATTCAGTCATCTAATGACGCTTCTAAAACAATCGTTTACTTTTATGACGCGTCTAAATCCTTTATTAATACGCCTAACGTTTTCAACAGGGACGGTGCGAAGTTCACAACGCCTTCAAATTGTGTGTACTTGAAAGTTGTTTTAAGAGATACAGACGATGCGGTAACAGCTTCGCCGGACGGAGTAGGAAAGAAATATATAGTTCAAATTGAAAAAGGCAGCACGCAAACACCTTACGAGCCGTACCGTTTAGGTAACAAACGAGCTTAATAAATTAAAAGGAGTGGTTTAAATGCCAGTAATTAAAACAGCAGCACGCAAAATAGGTGATGATTGGGTAACTGAAATTCACGATAGCGTGGGAACTGTCGAGATTACGTATACATTCTTAGAAGCTAACCAGCGCGATACAATGGATTTTGCAAATTTAAGTGGTGATACCCTAACCTTAACGATAAATGCTACAGTAAAGACAGTTAACGCGTATCAAACGGTACGTGTTAACACAGAAAAATTTACTTCTTTCAAAGTGAAATCGAATAAGAGTTCTAGTGCTTTTCGTGCTCGTTCTTCTTATGATGTGGCGGTAGCTCCTGCAAACTTAAATGCAGGAACGGCAACAACCGCAGACGTAGCAAACAAATTAAATGCCCTTATGGACCAAATGAAAGCTGCAGGGGTTATAAAGTGAGGTGTGTATATGAATCTAGGAGAAGCAAAAGCGCACGCGTTGGCTTTAATGGCAGAGTATTCGATAGACGGATTAGAAATATCGGACGCAGAAAACGCCGATTATTTAAAGCGTATGCCCTTATTTGCTCATGAAGCACAAATGGACATTTCCGCCCGCTCAGGCGTAACAGCGGTTATGTCCTTTGAGCTAGTGAAGCAAGATGATGTTAAGTACAATTACATTGCTTTGCCCGCTGATTATCGCGAAATGAAGTATGTTTTCTGGAATGAAGAACTGTTCACAGGAAACTATAGCATTTTAAACAATCAGATTCGCTTTAACGCTGGTTTTGACGGAACAATAGACCTTTACTATTGGAAGTATCCGCAACAGCTTACAACGCAAACTGAGGACGATTACGAATTTGAAATAGATAGGGAATATCACCATTTAATTCCTTACTATCTCGGCGGGAAATGTATGCAAGATGAAAACCTGGACATCGCAGAGCGTTTATTGAGTGATTACTATAATCGTTTGAGTGATGTTAAAGAAGCTCATGAAGATGGGCAAGAACGCATAGACAATATTTTCACTATCTTCTAGGAGGTGCAAACGTGCCAACAATTAAAGCACCGGATAAATTTTTTGGTAGCAATGTTGTTACTGAATTTATCGACAGCGTGGGAACATCTGAAATAACATACACGTTTACAGGTGAGCCACGCGAAGAAATCAGACTTCAAAACCTCAGTACGGCAACGGTCATTTTGACTGTTGCCGGTCAAGAGGTAACAGCGGAAGCGTTTAGCTCTATAAAAGTTAGTGACTTATCCGTAATGGATTTTAAAGTAAAGTCATTAATGGGCGGTGCTTCATTTCGTTTGACTGCTTCTTATGTTACGGAAGATGAAGAGGACGAAATTAAACTAGAAAAAGAAATCTCTAACGTAAGAAACAAACAGAATAACAAAGATGTTGTTGTTGATTACAAGGTGGAAAAAGGCGTATTAAAAAATGCTGCTTCACTGATCCAAAAAGCAATAGACGAATGCACGCCGGTTGGCTTGTGGGTGGTCGTTCCTAAAGGTGATTACTATTTAGAAAAGTCATTGATTGCTAAGGCCGGTCTTAAAATGATTATCCATAAAGACGCGAAGCTGCTCCGCTATCATAACGATTGCATGGTTTTAAATGGCGTGCCTGGCGATATGGTAGGGCAAAGTGATATATGGATTGATGGCGGGCAATGGGACTGCAGAGGGCATTTAATTGCAGATGATGGCAGCGCCTTTGCTATGGGATATGCGAAAAACATTACATTGCGTAACCTTAAAATCTATAATGTTAACTTCTCTCATGGTATGGAAATCTGCGCGATTGATACGGCAGATATTGAGTTTTGCGAAGGGTACGGCTTTATTGACACTGGCGGCACTCGTACAACAGCGGAATTTATACAGATTGAACGCGGCACGCCTACCGGTTTCCCTTACTTTGGACCGGGTGACGGTACACCATGTAAAAACATTTACGTTAAGCGGGCGAAGATTGGACCTAGTGCCAATGCTCCTTCTTTCAATGTTGGAGTTGGTTCTCATGACAACATTATAAACACTGGTGCTATCGGCGTTCATATTATTGATTGTGATTTTTCACTGGCAGTTAAAACAGGTATGCAGCTAAGAGGACTTAGAAACACAGTTGTAGAGCGTGTAATTGCATACGGTGAAAAAGGCGTTGAGATTGGACACGATAACGCGACAGAAACTAACGTCCTTATTCGTGACAGTGATATAAAAGGGACTCTTACAAGTGGTATTACATTAGATGGCGTAACAAAGCTTGTTATTGAGCACACCAAAATTGACGGATATACAAACGGCATTTACGGTTTGCGCTCTAAAGATATTGACATTGATAAAAAATGTGACATATCCGGGCAAACAAGTGACGCGGTGGCTATCATCACTAACTCATCTAACGTATCGGTTGCCCGCTGCATTATTCGTAAAGCTGGTAGACACGCGTTTAATATTTATGACAACGCTTCGCACTATCGCATAAAAGAAAACACAGTAATTGACGTTGCAACGAACGTATTTAACTTAGCAGGCAGCAATACAAAACAAATGCACATTCGAGAAAATACGGTGTTAGATACAACTTTAACAAACATCGTGAACGCAAGCGCCGGAGTTGATAAACTATTCTTTAAAGATAATGTTTACCCTGCTTCAATCGCTACGCCTATTGTATCGTCTGCTACTAATAGTACAGTTCTAGCGGCTGATAATATAACATTCTAGGAGGTGCGGCAAGTGCCAACAATTGACTTAACAGCACTACGACAACAAGGCAATGAAGTTGCTATTGATTTCATTGCAAGTGTACAAGATGGCGGGGAAAGCTTTTTTTACCCCGCTACTTATTACGGCGATTCTATCAAAGTAGAAAACTTATCGACTAGCGATTTGTATATCACAGTTAATGAATCGACTGAGCAGCTAATAAAACCATTCGAGAAATACAGCTTTAGCGGTGAAGAATTTACATCATTCTTTGTAAGGCCCGCACTTGGTATGGGTTCTTTCCGCGCTCGCCTTTCTCACTTTGAATATGATGAAGAAGACGAGAAAGAAATGAATGATAAAGTAACACAAATTGAAGAAGTAGGAACGGACCCCGGCGCGTTTTGGATTCCGCCAACGCAACCCGCTATGCCCTGGGGTGCTAATGGTGTGCCGGATTCTACAAGCAGAAGCCCGGAAGCTTTTGTGCAGGGTTTATATGAGCCATACCGCAAAAAGAATAGCCGCTATATTACGCGTACTCTTTTAGGTAAGGACCAAAGCGACACATGGAATATTTGGAGATATGAACTGACACCTAAGCACTACACAAAAACAATTGTCGTGTCGGCTGGCACTCATGGAAACGAGTATACAGCTTCCTTTGCTCTTGCTCGTTTCTTTTATCACCTTGTTAACGATTGGAAGAACTACCCGCAATTAGAATACATTCGTAAAAACGTGCGGTTAATCGTTCACCCTATCAACAATCCCTGGTCTTTTGCGAACAATAACCGCCGAAACTCTAGGGGCGTAGATTTAAACAGGAATATGGAATACTTATGGACCTACATTAACGGCGCAAGTTTCCAACCAGGCGGAACATATTACAAGGGTACTGCTCCATTTAGCGAAAGAGAATCACAGTTATTCCGCGACAGTATGGCAGAAATGGGTGAAGCTCTTTCTTATATTGACTTTCACACGATCAATACCATTGAAGCGGAACACATTGTTTTTACGCCGCGTTATATTCCTCAATATAGAGAAATCTTTGAGGACAATATTGCCCGCTTGTTTAAAACAGGCAATAGAATTGTTGACGGAACAACGGCGATGCCTACCCTTGCGTTACATGCTGCAACTACTCACAACATGACAACGGCAAACCCTGAGTGGTATAACGGGTTGTACGGCGGCAATCGTGACAGTGTAGAAATGACGGAAGCTTTAAAATGGTTTGGTAACGTAATTATTAAAGCGTGTGCCTTAAAACATAAAACAAACATTATCGAAGAATCAGCAGCATTTTCTAAGGTTGCTATGTACGATAGAGGAACAACACCAGCAAGCAGCACTATTACTTCTACCGTTTATAACAACGTTTCTCACGCTACATATGACCTTATATTAAAGCGTCATGGTGTAGTTAGAGCTACAGGTTATGTTAAATTCACACTGACCGCGCCCGCTACTGTTGGTGTTAACCCTATTATCTACCAGGTTAACCACCCGGAACGCGGCTATAGTGATGTAAAAGACGAAGTAACAAACGAGATTCTACAAATTTTAGCGGCTGGCACGTATGTTGTGCCGTTTGATGCACGTATTCACAATTTCCCGCATAACTACAACACAGCGTCAACCAGCAGACCGGAGCAAACAAAATTTCGTCTGCGTATGAAAACCTCAGCGGGAACGGTTAATATAGATTCATGGCGCGTGTACTTGGATTGGACCCCAACAGAACGCGGCAGAGCTTACGAGATAGCCAACTTTACAGGATTAGAAGCGCAACCGGAAGGAAGCGACTTTGCTATTGTCTATCCTGACCCTGTTAAATACGGCTATGATAGTGTGACAGATGAATAATAAGGAGTGAATTAAATGGCGCGTCCAAAGATTCAAGAACGCACTCCTGACTTGCTACGCGTTGAGCCCTTCTTAGGGCTTAACGTTTCGCAAGCTGCGGAGCAAATAAATGACCATCAAAGCCCGGACCTTTTAAACGTGATTGTTAGTAAGACCGGGAATCTTGACAAGCGAACAGGATATAAAAAAGCTTTTACAACTAGCTTAGGCAGCGGCAGGATAACAGGAATGTACCTATATCGAAAGATTGATGACACGAAGGTATTTCTATTCGGTTGGGACACAAAGCTTTATAAACTAGAAAATGGTGCGCCTGTGTTGCTATCCTCCACGTTCAGCGGTAACGAGCTTTCATTTTTCGTCATGAATAATAAATGCTACATTCAGGACGGAACGAAAATGCAAGTAACTGACGGAGTGACAGTAAGTGACATTGTGCCTTATATCCCTACTGTTTCAATCAGTAAAACGCCGCTTGGTGGTGGTACACCTTTTGAGGATTTTAATTTATTAGGTGCTGGCTTTAAAGACAGTTTTAGCGGTGATGGTACAGCGAAAGATTACCAGCTTTCTTTCAGTGGTATTGATGCTACAGCAGTAACAGCAACCGTTGACGGAGCTAATAAGGTAGAGGGTACAGACTTCACCGTAAACCGTACAAGCGGAAAGGTTACTTTTACAACAGCTCCAACAAAAGGAACGAACAACGTAATCATTACCGGATATAAACGCCGCCAGGATTTAGAAAGAAAAATCCATAAGTGCCGGATAAATGTTTTATATGGTGGAGCGAATGACACGCGGGTTTTTGTTGCTGGAAATGTTGACTTACTTAACGTGATGTATGGCAGCGGTGTGAATGACCCGACATACTTTCCAGAGAATCGCTTCTATCAGATTGGTGCTGACAGTGAATACATTATGAACTTTGCTAAACAGTTCGACACGCTTGTAATTATTAAAGAGCGTTCTATATGGGGTATGTCATTTGAATTAAAAGATGGTGTGCCTAGTTACCCTACTAAACCGCTAAACGATACGACAGGGGCAGTATCACGAAATAGTGTGCAAGTATTAGACAACACGCCTGTTATGTTTAACGATAAGGGCGTTTTTTCTTTGACTTCTTCCAACGTTCGTGATGAACGAAATGTATCTTTAATTTCTGAGGATATTAACCCGGCGCTGCTAGTTGAAGCAAATAAACAGAATGCAAAAACAATTGATTATGACCGTAAATACTGGCTTGCTTTAAATAACCGCGTTTACATTTACGATTATGATATTAAATCATGGTATCAATTCGACAACATTAACGCGTGTAATTTCCTAGAAGTAGATGGACGTTTATATTTTGGTGCATTAGATAAAGGTATGATTTACATGTTCATGAAGCCTACTGACACATACCCTTACAACGATGACGGAAAAGCGATCAATGCGTACTGGAAATCTAAGCTGTTCACTTTTGATGCTGACGAACTAAAAAAGATGGTTGATAAAGTGTTTTTCAGTTTGAAAGTTGGTAAGGCTTCAAGTGCTGACCTCTATTACATTACCAACAAGAAATATAGTAATCTAATAAAGAACGTTGAAATCAACGGTTTTATGGATTTTCGTTTTCTTGATTTCAACAATTTTACCTTTAATACTTCCGCTTTTCCTAAAGAAGCAGCGGCAAGGATTAAAGCGAAAAAGATTACACATTTTCAAATTCTGTTTAAGAATGACCGATTGAACGAAGGAATGGGCATTTCTTCTGCAGCAATTAAGTATCGTTACATGAGCTATATTAAGTAAAGGAGTGTAGAGAATGGCACTAGGAAAAATCAACGGATTTACTAAGCGTGTTGGAGATTTACCGGACGTACCGCAAATGTCCAGCGCTGAGTTGAAGAACTACTTTGATTCATCGCCGGACGAAATCAAAACAGCTTTTAACGCTCTTATTGACGCATTGCAAAGTACAGCGGCAGGCAATAGCGGAGCTTCAAACATTAAGCTTGAAACAATTAGCGGCTTAACTGCTGCAGATGTGCAAGCAGCTATTAAAAGTTTATCCGACAACAAAACAAATAAAACCGGGGACCACGCCGGAACATGGGCAGGGTATACGCCTAGCAATTTCCCGCTTGCCGTTACGCGTGACCAAATGTTTATCATCGCAGAAGCAGATACCATTTACAACGGTCAAAGCGGGGAGCGTTACCCGCTCGGCTTATCGCTTATGACTATTTCCGGTTCTCAATGGGCTTACCCGGAGAACTATGGAATGGTTATGACGTATAAATTTTCAAACGTTCGTATGACCCAATATTTCCACCAAGTAGCGGGCGGCTTAAATGCTTATTTCCGTCACTGGACTGTTGATAATGGGTATACAGCATGGCAGAAACTAGCGACTGATAACACCGTTAACGCTGCTATTGGAGCGGTTGTGAAAGGCGGAAAGATTCAAGCGGGTACTATTTCTTTTTCGCTTGCAGCTTCCGGCAATACATCAAAAACAATTTCTTTTCCCGAAGCTTTTTCAACCGGCCCGGCTGTTACTGCTTCCGTTCGTAACTCGTCTAACCCGGAAAACTTTGGTGACTTAACTATTACCAGCGTTTCATCTACCGGTTTTACATTGGTCGGACGAAATAACACCATTAGCCCGGTTACAGTCAATTATAGCTGGATAGCAATGGTATAAGGAGGTTAAAACATGAGTGTGATTATGCACGATATTAAAGCAAATAAAGAAACATCACTTTCAACAATGCAAATGCGTATTGAAGGAAATGAAATCATTATTATGCCTGGCATTTACTACAACCAAGATGAAAACATTTTCGAGCTATCAATTGAAAAGCGGTTCACTATTCCGCTTGAAGCTGGACATTATGAAGTTTGGATTTATCCAGCAGGAGAAATGAAGTTAGAAAAGAATTTTCATGTAGATGAGCCATATATTGATATGCTGCTATGGGTTGAAATGCCGGAGGGGGCAAAGTCTCTAGCAGATGCAGAGATTAATTTTAAGCGCTTTTTGGAGGTGGTTTAATTGGCTTCTATAAAAATGGGTGATGATTTTTACCAAGATGAAAAGGGGCGCACGTATAAGCAGAATAAATCGACACAGTATAAACGTGTTTACCAGGATTCAAAATATTTAGGGCAAGGCATGTGGAAAGATACCAAAGACCGCTTATACAAAGCGGATAAAAGCACGAATTGGCAGCGCCAATATAACGTGAGTAAGAACAAGGGTAACTCATATACTCAAATTGGAGATAACCAATACGAGCAAGCAAACGGCGGCATTTTCTCTTTTGAAACTGGCTTATATAAAGAGAATGGTATTGAGAAATACGGACAGCACCGCGTATACAATGACCCGCGTAAAAAGCTAGAAGATGATATTAATAAAACGTATGATTCGCAGCTAGCCGATTACCGCATGAAACGCGATAAGGCAAAGAAGGAAGTTGAAGGACAAAAGAAACAAGTAGGGCAACAGTTTTACGATCAAAAAAATGCTGCCGATGTAGTGAGCCAACAGAACGCGCAGAAGCTCCGCGAAATGATGGCGGCTAACGGATTAACTAAAACAGGCGAAAACGTTAGTGCTTCAGTAGCTCAGGGCAACACGCGACAAAACGCGTTGAATACTCTTTCTAAAGAGGAATCGAGCCAACAAGGGCAACTTGACCAGCGTATTACTGAAATTATGGACCCGGCACAAGAAAAGAGTATTGAAGCAGCACGAGCGGAAGCTCTCACGCAAGGTAAGCAATGGGCTGAGGACCAATTCCAGCAACAAAAAAACAACTGGCAAAACCAGCAATTCCAAAACATGCAATTCCAATGGCAGCAACAGCAAGCTAACCAGCAGCAAAGCAACTGGCAGAAGCAGTTTGATGCTACTAATAGCCAATGGAATCAGTCATTCCAGCAAGGAAATAGCCAATGGCAGCAACAATTTAATGCACAAAATAGCCAATGGCAGAAACAATTTGAATCTAGTAATTCTCAATTCAATCAAACTCTTGCTTTCCAAAAGCAACAATGGAAAGAACAGAATGCAACGAACAAGAGCCAATGGCAAGCTGAACAGGATTGGAGAAAATACACTTATAACAATATGTCTGCTTCTGAAAAGGCGCAGCTTGATTGGAATAAGAAACAGTTTGGCGATGAAATGGCTTGGAGACAGTACGAACTTAATTACAACGGTAACATTGCTATGTCACAAGCTCAGGCGCAGGCTAGTGCTTATGCAGGTATGGACGGTTCTAGTTCGGGTTTTCTGGGGTAGCCGGAGGGAGGGCGATACTAGGCGTTTCCCAAAAGTATCTTAATGGTGGTAGTAAATATGTGTTCGGTGGTGGGCGTTCTGAAAAGGACATCGCCGCCGGGCGCTTTGACTGCTCATCTTATGTACGTTGGGCTTATAGCCAATTAGGAATAAACTTAGGACCATTGACCAGCACATCGACAGAGACATTGAAAAATAAGGGAACGGCAGTAAAGGGCGGTCTTGCTAACGCTCAACCCGGAGACTTAATTTTCTTTGATACATACAAGAAAAATGGTCACGTTGTTATTTATCTCGGAAACAATCAGTTCATTGGTGCTCAGGGTAAAACAGGTGTCGGCATTGTTGATTTAAACAGCTCATACGGTAGTTACTTTAAAAAGCGTTTTAGCGGCAATATTCGCCGTATCGCAGGCGGCGGAAACGTTGGGGCTGCTCTAGGTGGTGGCGGTGCTGCCATGAGTGGAGCGGGTACAGGTACGGCATATAGACAAGCACCTTCTAACTTAATGGGCCCGATTAATAACGCGGCTAAACAATACGGTGTAAATCCAAACTTAATTGCTGCTATTATTAAAAAAGAATCAACGTTTAAAAGCGGCTTGACTTCTTCTGCTGGTGCTAAGGGCTACATGCAATTAATGCCTGCTACCGCTCGTGCTATGGGAGTTAAAAACCCCTGGGATACTCAACAAAACATTAACGGCGGTACAAAGTATATAGCGCAGCAGCTTAAAACTTACAAGAATAACATACCTCTAGCGTTAGCAGCGTACAATTGGGGACCGGGTAACTTGAATAAAGCTATTCGTAAAGCCGGAGGAAGCAAAGATTGGAATCAAATTCGCCGCTTTGCTCCAAAAGAAACGCGTGATTATGTAGATAAAATTATGGGTTGGAGGTAGATTAAATGGCGTATAAACCGTATAAATACGATGAAAACGCAGGGCAAAAGCGCTTTGACGAAATGTTTGGTAAAGGTGCTTATAACGCGGGCATGAATCAAGCAAAAAAAGTCGGCTACTGGAAAGCACAGCCCGAAATTGAAAAGATGAAATGGAAGCAAAGACAAGATGCTTTCAAAGAAGCAGAGCGCCAACGAAAAGAAGCAGAGCGCGAAGCGGAACGCGAATATAAGGCGCGTGTAGCTGCAGAGAAAAAAGCCAATGCAGAAAAGTATCGTATGCAAGAAAAGGCTAAGAAACAAGGGCGGGGCGGCGTGATGCCTTCCCGCAAGCAAGTACAAGAAGAAGCTAAGACACAAGCCTATTACAAGAAACATGGTAAATTCCCTAAGAAGATTCAAGACGAATTAGACAGTATGCCAACACTTTCTAAAGCTCATATTGACGCGGTGCATAAAGGTAAAAAGAGCAAAGGGGGAAAAGGCAAGGGAAAAAAGTCCAAAAAGAAAAAGGGCTTTTTGGAAAAGGCGGGTTCTTTTCTTTCTGACGTTGGTCATGATGTAGGTAAAAGTGTTAAGAATGAGTTTAAAGCTCAAAAGAAAGAATTGGTTGACGGAGCTAAAGATTGGAAGTACGCTGCAGAAGCTATCAACCCTTTCGATAAAGTATCTGCTAAACAAGCGAATGCTAAATCCAAAAAGCTTCATAAAAAAATTAACAACAGTAAAGCGGTAAAAGAGCAAACACGTAGCACAATGAGAACGGCTGACGCTGCAACATTTGGACTTTTAGGAGAAGCACAAAAGAAAGTTACAGGGAAAGACCCTGCTTACAGAAGTAAGCGGAAAGTTGGTAAGGGTGGAGCTTCTGACTTCATAGCTGATTCACTTGGATTACTTGCGCCGGGTGCTGCTTCTTATAAGGGAGCTAAAGCAGTAGGCAAAGCTGCAGAAGCAGGCAAGATGGGGAAAGTGTTACAAGCAGGAGCAAAAGCGACAGCTAAAAAAGGTATTAACCGATCTATAGCGCGTAACGCAATTAAGGGCGGTGTGGCTGGTGCTCTTTACTCAGGACCACAGCTAGGCATTAGAAATGCTTTAAATCCACAAGATTACTCGTTTAATGACAATATGAATGATTTAAGAAGTAATATTCTCTTAGGTTCTGCTATGGACGTAGGCGGTCACTTGTTAGGGCAAGGAGCAAAGGCAGCAATTAAAGCCATGAGAGGTTCTAAAAATGCTATCCCTAAAAACGTTATGAAAGACAATCCTTTTGATTTGTCTAAGCATTTTGGAACTAATCGCGAAAGTGTAAAAGGTACGTTTGATGGTCAGAATATTGTTGACAGAAACGCGCCACGTTTACCAGCTCCACAAGAGGAAGCAATGAGACGATTGAGCGGAGCAACAAAAAACCCTATGGACGATGAGGTAAGAGGTTTAAACTCTCCTATTGTTCGAGACAATGCAGCACGTTTCAGAAAGTCGGTTGACATTCAAGGCACGCCGCAGCTTAACGAGCCATTAGGACAAGGCAAAAGCTCAGAGTATTGGAAACAGCAGCTAGACGATTTACAAAGCGGCACGCCTAGCGATGACACGTTAAAAGAATTTAACGATATGGTAAATAAGCAAGTTGACTATTTAAAATCTTCTCTTGCTAATCGCGGCGGGGTTGAAGTTGGGACAACAGATAACGGCATGGTCGGGAATCATCGTGAAGTTACTGGACGTTATACAGTTTCTAAAAACCCTGGCTGGTATCAAGATTTCTTTAAACAAAATGGGCGTGCGCCTAATCAATCAGAGCTTAAAGACATCGCAGCAAAGCAAGTTATGGACGGTTTTAAAGATGAATTTGGAGACGTTCCGCAATGGAAGCCTAAAGCATTAGATGACTTAGACCAACAAAGAGCTGACGTTGAGGAAGCGCTTGGAGGTTCAGAAGGGCGTTTTCGCGAAGCTGACGGAGTGGACGAAGTTCTGCGGGCCATTGATGAGCAAAAGAATAAAATTTATGCTGATTATGAAAAAATCCTGAGCGGCAATTTCACTGGAACACCTTCACAGAAACAAGCTATTCAGAACTTAATGCAGCAAAACCCGGATTTCAAAGGCATGACGCTAGACCAATTGCAACAGCTTGCTAACCCGCTAGAAGATAGTTTAGATGTAAAGCCGCTGCAGTTTAAAAAATCCGTTCAGAATCGCGGCACTAAAATTGTTAAAGGTCCTGACGGTAGACCGATTGTAGTTCCTAAGTATGAAAAGGACGATTTCCTTGCATACACTGGAAACATGAATCCTAACCAGCGTGCAGCTCAACGAGTAGAAGGTAACTTCACTACTAGTCCAACGAATGACGGTTTAAAAATTAAGCAAGACCAACCGCTGCCATTCATGAAGCAAGAGCCAGCTTTAAACTTTAAGAAAACAATTCAACAAGAAATACCGCGAAAAGATTTAACAGAAGTGCAAACGCAGGACTTAGCGCCGGACGGTTCGCCCGCTGCTGGTGGATATGATTATAAAAACCCGCAGTTCAAAACGCGTATGTTCACACAGTTCTTTAATGATAATGCTGACGGTCTAGCAACTGAAACAGGCAAGCACATCAACCGCGAAGCGCCTGGAAAGCTGCAGCAACTAAAAGAAAATATTCTCGACAAAACGCAGAATTTTAGAAGCAATTGGATTGACGATTTAGCGCCGTTAGAAAAGCTTGAAAAGAAAGTAAACGGCGGTGTTGCTAGCGCTGAGGACTCTTTATATAAACAAGCGCGTTTATTTAGAGGTTCACCGGAACGAGCACACCAAGTAGTAAGGCAGCAACTTGCACCGATCATAAAAGAAATGAAAGAGCATAACATAAAGTTAAATGATTTAGTTGACTACGCAACTGCTGTTCATGCTAGAGATTTAAACAGACAGGGTATTAAATCCGGTTTATCTGACGCAGAAATTAACAAGGACATTATTAACTTTGAATCTCCTAACATGGAGCGCTTACGACAAAAACTTGTTGCAGCTTCTAATGATGTCACTAAGAAAGAATTAGTTGATACAGGTATCTTGTCACAAGAAGCATTTGACGCAATGAGAGCTAAACACCCTAACTACATGCCTATGTTCCGTCATTTCGATGATGAAAAAGTTCCTTTCCAAAACGGTATTAGTAGCGCGGTTGCGAATGCTACTAACCCAATCAAAAAAATGAAGGGTTCGGATAGAGATATTATTGACCCTATGGAAAGCATGGTAAAGAACATGTTTAACGCCGTTACACAAGGCGATAAGCAGCGTGTATTTAGTCAACTAGGTAAGTTAGCAGAAAAAGATACAGAAGGCTTATTTGTTCGCCGCGTAAGTCCTGACGAAGCGCGAAACAGATTAAACACCGTTAAAGGATTTGAAAACGGCAAAGAGGTACATTATGAAGTAGAGCCGGAAGTTATGAAGTCTATGAAGGGTATGGATAAACAATCAACAAACGAAGTAATTAAAATCCTTTCTCACCCTGCCGGCTGGTTACGTTCGGGAGCTACATTAACACCTGAGTTTTCTTTACGTAACTTCATGCGTGATGTTCCAGCAGCTTACATTGTTTCTGAATCAGGATTCAACCCGCTTGTCGATTTCCCGGTTGGTTTATGGCAGTCTATGAGCTTAAAAATAGGCGGCAAGACATTGAAAGAGCCAGGGAAACTATACAAGCAGTTCATTGAACAAAACGGCGGCTATGGTAACGTTGTTTCTAATGACCGCAAGCTGCATCAAGAAGTTATTAAAAACGTTTTAAAAGAAGGTGATAACCCGAAATTCCGAAACGTTGCAAACCCTAACGCATGGCTTAATGTTTTACGCGGTATTGCTGACGTAACGGAAAGCGCAACAAAAGTAGGGGAATATCGAGCAGCTTTAAGAAGTGGAGCTTCAAAACCGGAAGCAGCTTATAGAGCGCGTGATATTATGGACTTTGCCCGCGCTGGTAACAATGTAAGAGAAGCAAATAAAATCATTGCCTTTTTAAATGCAAACATTCAAGGTAAGGATAAGTTAGCGCGTGCGGCTGCTAAAAATCCTTTGAAGTTTACAGCTAAGGCAGTAGCAGCAGTTTCAGTACCTACAATCGGTATTATTGCAGCTCAATATAATTTATCTAACCCTGAGCAAAAGAAAACAATTCAAGACGCGCCGCAATGGTTAAAGAATACGTTTTGGCTTTTACCTATACCGGGAACGAACCAAGTAGCGCGAATCCCTAAACCGTTTGACGTTGCGCCGCTGTTCGCTGACCCAATTGAAAGAGCTGCAGACTTTGCGTTTCAAAACAACCCTAAAGCTTTTGAAGGGTACATGAAAGAATCATTTTCAAGTCTTGCAATCCCTGTAATGATTAGCGGATTAACGCCGATTCTTGAAGGGGCAATGAATCACTCTTTCTTCCGACAAGGCCCGATTGACAGCATGAGTGACCAGAATAAAGAATTTCCGGATAGATACGATGCTAAAACAAGCGAGACAGCAAAAGTCATCGGTAAGGGCGTGAACTGGTTAACTGGTGGAGAAGGTCCGGCGCAGAACTTCGGTTCTCCTAAAGTTGTTGAAAATACAGTTCGTGGAATGTTCGGGGGCTTAGGTACTTATGGACTTGAAGCGGCTGACAAAGCGGTGACAGAGCCAATTTTAAAAGCTACTGGCAAATACGATAACGTTGACGCACCAGCTAAATTAGTAAGTCAACAACCTATTTTACGCTCTTTTATGGTTGATAAAGGCACAACCGGCGACAGCATGAATAAACTATATGACCTACGCGAAAAGCTGCAGCGTCAAAAAGGTTCTAAGAGTAAAGATTTTGATGAGTATAAATACGATCAAGTGAAAGCGGGAACGCAGGCAGTTGGAGATATTACAAAAGATATGCGCGAGATACAAAATTCAACTAAGCTAACAGCTAAACAAAAACGTGACCGCCTGGAAAAATTGAACGAACAACGTAACGAAGTAGCTCGAAAAGCGTGGAAGTCAATTAACTAGGAGTGGTTTAATGTATTGGTATCATTGGATAGCTAGTTACTCAATCATCATAGGCGCTATAATCTTTTGTATCATACCCGATAAGCCTTTATGGTTGTGGGGCGTGATTTTTCTTCTCATAGGTGCGGGGCTGTCATTAGGTGTGCTACCATCTAAAGATGACCCGGTTTTAATAAAATCCGATGAACGCGAAGCGAAACGCCTTGCTGAATTGGAGAAGAAAAACAAGGGTTAACACCCTTGTTTTTTTATATATATGGGGAGGTGTAGGAGGTTGCAAATGGAGATTGTTCGTTTTTATTTGTTTGGACAAGTACGCTTTTTAGACTTGTTACTATTACTCATGTTTTGTGATATTGTCACAGGTATTTTAAAAGCTTGGAAGAATAAAAGATTAAGGAGCCGCAGCGCTCTTTATGGGTATGCACGTAAATTAGGCACGCTTGTTGCAATCATCGTGGCTAACGTTGTAGACCAGGTGTTAAATTTAAACGGCGTGCTTGCTGGTATGTCGGTCCTTTGGTACATCGCGAATGAAGCACTTTCTATCTTAGAGAACTTAAATCAAATGGGCGTTAAAATCCTTCCCGGCTTATCGAAAAAACTTCATGTTGTACAGGCTGAAATGGAAGAACAGGAAAAGAAAGAAGAACTTAACCCTATTTTAGAAAAGACTAAGGAGGAAGTTAAATGACTTTCGGTGAAGCTCTTGAAATTATGAAAAAAGGCGGTAAAGTTCGCTTGCCTGAGTGGGTTGGTTATTGGTACAAGAAAAACGGTCAAGTTGTTGTTCATTTAGAAGACGGCGAAGAAGTTTATACGCCCTGGTTTCAACAAACAATATTTCGTGAAGATTGGGAGGAAGTAAAATGAGCGAAAATACTGTAACCGCTGAATACATTAATTCAATTATTGATAACTCTTTTATTGAAGTAGATACAAAGTTTGATAAGGTGACTGTAGTTACTTTAAAAACGCCTAGTGGTTTTGTTCTTGTTGAAGCGGCTGGCGCTGTTGACCCTGCAAACTATGACGTTGAAATAGGCAAAAAAATCTGCTTAGAACGCATTACAAATAAACTTTGGGAGCTTGAAGGGTATGTGCTTCAAAAACAATTAAAAGGGGTAGGTGTTGCGAAATGACTTATTCTTTAAACGATCTTTTAAGTAAAGCGAAAAACCACAGCAAAATGAAGGGGGTACACCCTTATTTGGTTGAAAAAGCGCTTCAACTCATCACAGACGCATACAACAAAAAGAAATATAAGCTGGTTATTGGTGAAGGCTACCGCTCTATTGCTTACCAAAACGAGTTATACGCACGAGGAAGAACAACACCCGGTCCAATCGTTACTAATGCTCGCGGTGGTTCTTCTTTTCATAATTTCGGGTTGGCTTTTGATATTGCAATCTTAGACAAAGAAGAAGATGGAATTGATAATACTGATTCAAAATATCGTGAAGTTGGTAAACTTGGGAAAGCTCTAGGGCTTGAATGGGGCGGCGATTGGAAAAGTATTTATGATGCTCCGCATTTTCAGTTCACCTTCGGGCTTGAACTAGATGAACTACGAGCAGGGGCTAAAATTCCGGCTGGTTCACCTTCTAAACCTGTAAGTACACCTAAAGAGCCAGTGAAACAGTGTCCTGTTGATGACTTCGCGCCGCTTGTTCCTTATCCTGGCATATTAAAACTAGGCAGCAAAGGTATTAACGTGAAACGTGTACAAAGAGCTGCAGGAATGCCGGAAAGTTTAATTGATGGCGAATACGGCGCGCGTACAAAATCATACGTACAAGCTTACCAAACAAAACACAAGCTCGCAGCTGACGGAATTGTTGGAAAAGATACATGGAACATGATGTTCTAATTTTAAAAAGCTCTCCTATATGGGGAGCTTTTTTTATTTTATTTTTTAGGAATCAAAACAAGCATACATACATATCATTTTAAAGTACCGTATTAACCGCTAGTTAAACCGCTGAATACTTCCCTAACCTTTGGGGCACAATTACTTTAAAATGCGCCTAGAAGGAAAATAAGCGGTTTGAATGGCATTCACATCATAGGAGGAATGCAAAATGTTAACTGTTGGCTTAGGTGGACTTGTTTTTCTTGGCTTGACTGTAGCAGAAAAAAAGGGCTGGATTGATGGCGAACGAGTAAAGACAATCACTACAATTGGCATGTCGGCTGGCATTGGAGCTTTGCTGCTGTATTTCATTTTCTCGTTGAAGGTTTTTCTGTAAAACTGGAATATCCATTTTATCCGCATATCTGGAATTTTAAAAGGAACTCTTTTTTCACACGCTGCATACGATGTATAACCGCTAACAGCTAAGGAGAATTTCCCAATTAAATAGTTCTCCTTTCCTTCTCACCCTTCCCGCAACATCATAATAAAAAAACGGCGCGAATTTAAAACATTGGACATATTCAGAAAAGAGTTAGTTTTTCACACAATATGAATATCGGAGGTTATTAAATGTTTGAAATTATTTTACCTGCTGCTGTTGGTGGTCTAGCTGTTTTGCTTGGTAGAAAAAAAGGCTGGAATGACCGTAAATCTATCGAGCTTGTATTTAAAAATTTAAAGATTGGTTACAAGTCGGGCGATGAATTTAAGTTTCCAACATTCGTAAAGGAGGACAAAGAAACAGAAGGGCGCACCATATACACCTATAGAACCTCTATAGGGCTTACAGACAGCGAATTAAAACCGATACAAGAAACACTATCTAAAACGTTAAATAGCAAGGTTAGCGTGGAATATGAGCGGTTTATTATCATCACTGTATATCATGAAAATATGCCTAAGCTTGTTAATTATCGCGATATACCAAAAGATAAAAACGGCTGGCTTGTACCGCTTGGAGTGAATCAGGACGGCTGGCATTTTCATGATTTCGATGCAGTGCCGCATATGACCATTGCAGGCACGACACGTTTCGGAAAAACCGTAAATCTAAAATCAACTATGACTTATCTTATTGAGCAGCACCCGGAAGATTCAGAGTTTATATTGATTGATTTAAAAGGCGGCTTGGAATTTGACCGCTACAAAAATTTAAAACAAGTGCGGATAGTCTGCAAAAATGCAGAGGAAACACACAACGTACTGCAGCAGCTCCATTTTGAATACGCTGACCGTATGACAACCTTTTTAGAAAGAGGTATCAATAATGTAACTGATTCACCAATTAAAAAGCGGTTGTTTATTATTGTCGATGAAGCGGCCCAGCTTTCGCCGGAAAGTTGGATGTCTAAAGAAATGCAAGACCAACTATCTGAATGCCAATATTATTTATCTGAAATTGCGCGTGTATGCGGCGGGCTTGGCGCTCGTTTAATCTATGCTACACAATATCCTACGGCTGACTGTATGCCGCGTCAGATAAAAATGAATAGTGATATTAAGATTTCTTACCGCCTGGGCGCTGGTTATGCTTCAAAGGTTGCTATTGACCAGGAGGGCGCAGAAAAGTTGCCTTCTGATATAAAGGGGCGCGCTCTTATAAAAACGCATGAAGTGAAAGAAGTTCAAACGCCGTTAATTACTGATAAAGAAATGACTAGGAGGTTAAAGCAATATGTCATCAAAAAAAGAGATACGCCGCCACCGGGAAATGACGATATTATCGAAATTGGATAAGATGGGCGTTTTAAGCCGCTCACAGCTACAAAAAATCGTAGGTGTTCAAAATGTACGCACGATGAATGACATTTTATCTTCAATGGGAACGTATTTAAACCATACCCGCATGATGGAAAATGTATATTATTTGAGCAAGCAAGGAAGGGAGTATATTGGATCCACAACAATAATTAAAAAAACTAGCCAGCTCGAGCATAAAATTATGAGAAATGATATGTTCATTTACTATGATTACCCTACTACATGGGAACAAGAGAAGCCTTTCACTATTACGGACGGTAAAACAAAGGAGAAAACAAAGATTATAGCCGATGCCTTTTTTACAATGGATAACGCACACTATTTTATAGAAGTTGACTGCCAGCAGAAAATGATTGCTAACTATCGAAAGATTGACCAATATATAAAGCTTTTCCCTGCATACGAGAAAAAATTTAATGTTGGTTGTGTGCTCGTTTTCTACACTAATTCAGAATTTAGGCAAAAGAAATTGCTACAATATGCAGAGAAAAACGGCTTAACGATAGGCGTTTTGAGCCGCCGAGACTTGGAGTGATAAAAAAATCACTCTTTTTTTTAAAAAGCTGTTGACACTATGGCAACTATGCTTTAATATAAGGGTATGAGTTACCACAACGGCAACAAGAAAGGAGGTAACGCATGATTTATCACATCACGAAATTTAGAGATAAGGCAGGGCTTTCACAAACTGAATTAGCCGATAAGCTAGGCGTAGATAAAGCAACAATTAACCGCTATGAAAAAGGCACTCGGCAGCCATCAGTTGAAATGCTCTACAAAATATCTAAAGTGCTTAACGTGTCCATTGACAACTTAATAAAAGGAGTGAAGGAAAATGACTGAAACAAATTTACTTAACGGTATTCATTTATCAATTACTCATTACGCCGCTAACCACAGCAATAAAAAGCCTGCTTATATTTATCTAGGCGTTGATGAAATGGACATTTTGGAAAGAAGTATTGTTTTCAAAATGCAAAACAGAGCGCTAACACCTTCAAAGCCCTGGTCAATATTCGGCGTTGAAATCGTGCCAGTTCATTTAAAAAGCTTTTTAGAAGTAGGTGGAAAAAATGAAATCAGTTGAGGAACAATTGAAAGATTATATTGAAATCTTGGAAGGCTTGCACAAGGTAGCTGAAAAAGAAAGTAAAGAATATGACCATTTTGAATCACTCCGCTACATGGCTTCCGGTGAAGAAATGGTATTGCGTAAAGTAATTGCAGCTTTAAAAAATATCAAATAAAAAAAGCCCCAACAGGAGCTTAAAAAGGGAGAAGTTTTATTATGACAACAAAAACAATAACATTGCAATCGTTAGTCTTAACTAATATTAAAGGAATCCGCGAGCTGGCGCTAGTGCTAGAAGGTAAAAACGTGAATATTTTCGGTGATAACGCAACAGGTAAAACAACTATTAACGATGGTCTTACATGGTTGTTGTTCGATAAAGATAGCTTAAACCGCAAGGACTTCCAGTTAAAAACGGTTGATTCACAAAATAATGAAATTCATAACCTAGAGCACGCGGTTGAAGGTGTTTTCTCGGTAGATGGCGCGGAGCTTTCTTTGAAGAAAGTATTTAAAGAAAAGTGGACGAAAAAGCGCGGTGCTGCTACTGCTGATTTTACAGGTCATACAACAGATTATTTTGTAAATGGTGTTCCTTCTAAAAAAGGTGAATACGTAAATAAAGTAGCTGAGTTAGTAAGTGAAGATACTTTCAAGCTTTTAACTACTCCAACATTCTTTAACGAGTTCATGAAATGGCAGGACCGCAGAAGCGTGTTAATGGAGATAGCGGGCGATTTAACGGACGCAGAGGTAATTGCATCATCTGATAAATTAAAAGCGCTAGAAGCGATTTTAGGCAGTCACAGCATAGCAGACCACCGCAAGATGGTAGCCAGCAAAAAAACTGCAATCAATAAAGAGCTTAACGCTATCCCGGTTCGTATTGATGAAGTGCGCCGCTCAATGGCTGATATGACAGACTTTGACGCAGAAGGCAATCAAAGAGCAATTGACAGCTCACGCGAAATGATGAAGCAGCGCGAAGATAAAATAGCAGAAATCAGAAACGGCGGCGCGATTTTAAAAGAAAAAAATATTGAAGTTGCTTTAAAGGGAGAACTTGAACAGCTTAAATTTGCTTACAGCGAAAAGAATTATGCTGCTCTTAATCGCAAGCGTGCCGAAATTCAAAAGTTAAACGATAAATCAAATGATTTAACAATCGAATTAAAGCAAGCTCAAAACGGCGTAGGTAACATGAAAAATTACCTAGATGCACAAGTAAAAGAACTTGAAGGAAAACGCGCGGCTTGGGTTGAGCTTAACGGTCAAACATTTGACAAACATAAAAACACTTGTACTATGTGCGGTCAAGAGTTTCCCGAAGAAAAGCGCTTTGAATTAGTGGAAGCGTTCAATGTTCATAAAGCTGAACAGCTTGAAAAGTTAGCGGAAGAAGGAAAGGCAGCGGCGGCAGAAGTTGAAAACGTAAAAGTTGAGCTTTCCAACAAGGAGAAAAACGTTTTTGCTATCGAAACGGAACTAAAAGAAGTGAATCGACAAAAACAAGAAGCTTCTGAACAGTTCGAGAGCATGAAAGATGGCGTAACACGCTTTGAAGATACTGCAGAGTATACAGAAATTCAAAATAAAATTGCTGCTTCACAAGCGAAACAAGCAGAAATTCAAAATGGTGACGCGGAAGCACAAGCGAAACTACGCCAGGAAATAAAAGAGATTGGCGAAGGGTTAGAGCAGGAACTTGAAGCAAAAGCGGAATATACAAACGCTGTGAAGTCAGAGCAACGTATTGCAGAGCTTGAAGAAGAACAGCAAAAACTTGCTGCAGAGTATGAAAAAATTGAGCACCAGCTATTTTTAACAGAAGAATTTATTAGAACGAAAGTAAATCTTCTCGAAGATAAAATTAATAGCAAATTTAAAATGGCTAAATTCAAACTGTTCAACACTCAAATTAACGGTGCTGTTGAGGAATGCTGCGAAACAATATATAACGGTGTGCCATATTCTAAAGGCTTAAATAACGCCGCTCGAATCAATGTAGGGCTGGACATCATCAATACACTATCTGAGCATTACGGCGTGAAAGTGCCTATCTTCGTTGACAATGCGGAAGCTGTTACAAAGCTGCTAGAAGTTGAAACGCAATTGATCGCGTTACGAGTAAATGAGCAAGATAAAAAATTACGTGTGGAGGTACAAGGATAATGACTAATCAAATTACAGAACAAAAAGCAAAATTAACAATCGTTGAGCAAGTGGAAAACCGCGTACAAAAATTACAGGAAAACAACCAGCTACATTTTCCGAAAAACTATAGCCCGACCAATGCGCTTAAAAGCGCGTGGTTGGTGCTTCAAGAAACAAAGGCGGGCAAGAATGCCGGATATGCGCCAGTATTGCAGTATTGCTCACAGTCAAGTATTGCTAACGCTCTTTTCGATATGGTAGTTCAAGGCTTAAACCCTTCTAAAAAGCAAGGTTACTTTCTTTGCTACGGTAAGTCATTAACATTCCAGCGCTCTTATTTCGGAACAATGGCAGTAACTAAAAGCGTAGCAGGCGCTAAAACAATTAATGCAATGACTATTCATGATGGGGATGACGTACAGTATGAAATCAAAAAAGGGCGTATTATCGACATTGAACATAAACAATCATTCGGAAGCATTGATAAGCCTGTTATTGGAGCTTATTGCACCATTGATTTTGGTAATGATGATATTTTTATCGAAGTTATGACAATTAAAGAAATTCGCCAAGCGTGGAGCAAGTCACAGTCATGGAAGGCGGGCCAAGAAAAAGAATCAGCTAATAGTGTACATGGTCAATTTACTGTAGAAATGGCAAAGAAAACAGTCATTAACCGCGCTTGTAAGAAGTTTTTAAACTCTAGTGATGACGCAAGCCTAGTTATGGACCTATTAAGCCAAGAGCAGGACGAAACGCAGCTAGATATTGATGAAAATGCTAACACTGAGGTTTTAGACATGGAATACGAATCAGTTGACGAATCGCCACAAGAGCAACCAGCTCCACAAGAATACGAAATCATTGAAGCGCCGCCGAATGATGAAGTACCAGCAGGGCAAACAGCTTTTGATATTCCAGAAACACCTAAAACAAGTGGTGCTCCATTTTGATTAATATTCAAGTCATCGGCTCCGGCAGTAAAGGCAACGCCTATCTGCTGGACGATGGCACAACAAAAATACTCCTTGAGTGTGGCGTGACATTCAAGGAGCTGCAACAAGCGACCAACTACGAAACGTCTAGTGTTAGCGGGGTCTTGCTTACACACGAACATAGTGACCATTGCAAAGGATTAAAAGACGTTCTTAATCGCGGAATAGATGTTTATACCAGCGCTGGAACTGCTGCAGCGTTAGAAATTCAGCACAACCGCTTAAAAACAGTAGAAAAGAAAAAGCCTTTTAAAATCGGTACGTTTCAAATAATGGCTTTTGACGTTGAACACGATGTAAGCGAACCTTTTGGCTTTCTAATCATGAACCAGGCAGGCGATAAACTTTTATTCGCAACCGACACTTACTATATCAGATATAAGTTTCCTGGGCTAACGCACATTTTACTAGAGACGAATTACTCAGAGGACATCATAAACAGAAATGTTGATTTAGGGCGTTGCGCTCCATCTCTTAGAAAACGTATTAGGCAGTCGCACATGAGCTTAGAAACGGCTATAGAGTTCTTTAAAGTAAACGATTTGTCAAAGGTTGAAGAAATTCACCTTATACACCTGAGCGATAGCAACAGTGATGAACAGTTATTTAAAACGGAAGTTCAGAAAGTAACCGGCAAGCCGGTATTTATCGCATAGGGGGCGTTGGGGAATGGGAGCACTTATATTTGTTGTAGCATTCATGTTTATGCTTGTTGGGGGATTCATTACGGTTGATTTTATAAATAAATGTATCAAAGTATATGAAAAGGAGTTAGGGGAATGAGTTTCTTTACAGAAGAACAAAAAGCGATCATGAAAGAAAAGAATTTTAGACCGCAAACAATTAAGTATCGTATGGTGGCAAAGAAGATGTCATTTGAAGCGGCTGTGTCAAGACCGGTAGGTAAAGTCAGTTATGAGCAGCGATTGGACGCACTTCTGACGAAGGAAGAAAAAGAGGAAGCATATGCAAAGGGAATAACTAGCGCAGCTCTTACGCAGCGTGCGGCTTCTGATTGGACCAAAGAAGAAATTTTGAATACACCTATGCGGGAAGGTGTTTTCTCTCCTGAGCAGCTTGCAAACATGAAGAAATACGGTATTAAGTATCAGACAGCTAGAACGCGCGTTAATCGCTGCCATTGGTCCAAAGATGATGCTACAACTATAAAGCCCGGTAAAGTGGGCAGGAATCACAGAAGAAAGAATTAGGGCTTATGCTCTAGTTCTTTTTTTACCGTTAAATAGTATTATATTCAAGGTTATTAAAAAATATTACATAATTTTAAATAAAAATATAGACATACTATCATAATAGTAGTATGATTACATTAAGCAATACGAAAGGAGCTAGAAAATGGCTGATAAACAAAAGTTATTTAACATCAGATTAGAAGCAGCAATGCACAAACAACTGCGCTATATCTCTTTTGAAAAAGAAATTTCAATGCACCAATTCATCATTGAAGCGATTCAAGAGAAGTTAGCAAAGGAGGGTAAAAAGTGAAAGAAGTAAATATTTCAGTAGTTATTTATGTATCGGAAGATGATACGTTAAATCCTTCATTTCTTTTCTGTTCATATCCCGAAGCTTCTGCATTTATTGAAACATGTATTTGCAACGGTTATGAAGTAACAGTGTCAACAATTCCATATGACGGTAAGTAGGTGAGTATATGCAAGGTTGGGTAAGTCTTTACCGGGAACTTTTGCATAAGCCTATATGGACTACATCAACGCCGGAGCAAAAGACTGTACTTGTTACCCTGCTGCTCATGGCTAATCATGAAGATAATGAATGGGAGTTTAAAGGCGAAAAGTTCACCGTAAAGAAAGGGCAAATGATAACAAGTTTAGAATCAATCGTTACTAATTGCGGTAAAGGGGTAACAATTCAAAATGTAAGAACAGCTTTAAAGCGTTTTGAAAAACTCGGATTTCTAACAAACGAATCAACAAACAAAAATAGGCTTATAACCCTTGTAAATTGGGCATCTTTCCAGCATTCAAAAGATGAACCTAACAAGCAAGTTAACAAGCAACTAACAAGCAATCAACAAGCAACTAACAAGCAACTAACAACTAACAATAATGATAATAATGTTAAGAAGGATAACAATGATATATCTTCTACTACTAAAGCGCCTAACGCCTTTGAAGTTTATGAACAAAATTTCGGCATTCTTAAACCGCTAGTAATTGAAGATATAAATTATTGGATTGACCAGCTTAACGAAGAAATTGTTATTGCATCTATGAAAGTTGCTGTTAAACGTAACAAAACAAGTTTTGGTTATTGTGAAGGCATTTTAAAGAGCTGGCTTGCTCAGGGTGTAAAAAGCCTAGATGATGCAAGAGCGCTCGAAAGAAAGGAAGCGAATAATAAAAATGAATCCGCTGCAAGAAACATTGAATCAAATAATTCACCAGGCCTCAACGCTCTATCTCTCTAAAGACCCGCATATCTGTAAACATTGCGGTCAAGAGGTGCAAGTTATTGAAGTAGAGTTTCTAGGTATTAAGAAAGCTGTTCAACCTGTATGCCCTTGTGAAGCAGAAGCAATGAAACAAGAAGAAATTGCCCGCGCTAATTATCAAGAGCACCGTAAGATTAGAGAATTATTTTCTTTAAGCGATCTTGGCGAAAAGTTTTTAGAATCATCTTTTGATAAGTTTTTAGGCAACAAGGGAACGGAAAACGCTTTAAAGTTTTCACAGCGTTATGTAAAAGAGTTCGATAGTGATTTGTGGAAAGGTGCTGCATTGCTTTTATGGGGAGTGCCTGGAAACGGAAAAAGCCTTCTAGCCGCGTCTGTCGCAAACGCACTAGAAAGCAAAGGTAAAACTGTTGTATTCATCAGTATGCCCAATCTGCTCCAAAAAATAAGAAGTACATTCAATCAAGAAAACAACAAAGAAACAGAGCATGAAATTATGAAAGCTCTACATACATGTGATTTGCTTGTACTCGATGACATAGGAGCGGAAAAAGTAACTGATTGGGTGGAAGATGTAATTTTTAGGATTGTTGACGGTCGCTACGTTCGTAAAAAACCTATATTCGTTACATCGAATTTATCACCTGACGATTTATACGGCAAAATCGGTCATCGTTCAATGGACCGATTAACAGAAATGTGCCAACCTATTCACAATCAAGGGACAAGCTACCGGAAAATAATAGCTCAACAAAGGTTAGGCAAGATACTTGAAAATTAAATAAGGGGGAGAACAAATGAAAGATTTCATCTGCTCGCCGGGTATTTGGTCTTTTGGAAATTATTCTATAGACGAGTATACAGGCATGACACCTGAATGTGAAGCAACACTTAATGCCTTAGAAGCTAAAATTTCCGCTTTTGAGGAAAAACTTGCCGCAGAAAAGGCGGTGTAACTAATGCAAAAGTGTGCTAGATGTGGGTGGATTCATGTAATATCTGTCAATATCTGCAACAATTGCAAGGCGAAGTTCACCGATGAAAAACAATTCTTTTTAGCTAATAAAGATATTCTTATCAATTTAGCTTTAGAAACAAAAGACGAACGATGGTTTAAAGCCATTCTTAGGGGGAGTATTCACGATGTTGAATAGAGAAGAAAAGAAAAATGCTCGAAGTGCTGTTAGTGGGTTAATGAATGTAGCTTGTGCAAGATGTACCACGCCTAACGAATGTGAAGGCTGCCCAATTCAAGCGGCTATGCAATCAATGTATTGCCTTATCGAAGGAAAAGAAAGCTGGAAGAAAGCAACGGCAGGCATTACAGAACGCCGCTACCGCAAGTTACGTGCTCAGGGCTTTCATGATGCTGATATAGCCGAGATTTACGGCATTACACCTAAGCAGCTCCTAGACTTCAAGCGCCGCGAAGGAATGATTGCAACACATCTGACTGATGAAGACATAAGAGAATTACGCCGGTTACGCAATGAGGAAAAGTGGAAGTATCAAGATATTGCTGAAAAATACGGCATTACGCCAACATACGCAAGTGAAGTAGCTCGCGGCAAACGATTCCCGGAGGTGGTTTAAATGTGCGAATTAAAAAGCACTCTGTCATTAGTTGAAATGGCAGCTAAAGAAAATCCAGCGGTTTTAAAAGGTATACACGATCTTTTAAACAAATACGAAAACGCCGGTGCTACCAACACCAGCGCAAAGAATAAACACTCTGTCAAAAGTCATATTCAATTTAATGATACCCATAAAAGCCTAATTGTATTCTGCTTTAATTGCAATCTTACAAATGAACTAACCCTAAAGAACGTGATTTCTTACAAATGCCGTCATTGCGATTGGGAAAACCGCCTAAGCTACATGCAAGCTCGGTACATGCGCGAGCTATGAAAAAGTTAATTAACGGTGAACACCTCACCATAGACGAAGCATGGAGCAAACATAAGGGGCTATGTTGGAAGTACGTTAGATGTAATATGGAACGTGCCAAGCGTATGAGCTACACGAAAGCGGATTTAATACAAACGGCTGCTATGGCATTTACTCAGGCATACAACGGTTTTGATGAAAATGCAGGGGTAAAGTTTAGCACTTATGCCGTTCCTGTCATATTCGGTGTAATGGATAACGCTTTCTCGCGAAACAATGCGGGCTTACATTACTCAGAACCAGTTAAAAGTCTTGCTTACAGGTATTTAAAAGACAAAAGCAAGGAAGAAAGAGAAATATCACAGTTAGATGACATCATGAATAGCCTTCAGATTGATTATTCTCGCGCGTATGACGTTTTTCAGTTCATTCACAATGAATTACTCTTTTCAATGGATTTTCCCGTCACAATCGAAAATACGACAGGTTCCGGCGAAATGGTTGGAAGTAATCATTGGGACATCATCGGGCAAGAAGCTGATTACTCATCAATTTTTATCAATGAGTTAAAAAGTCATTGTACTGAATTAGAAAATCAGGTTATTGATTTGATATTCATAGGGGTTGAGCGTCGAGATATGCCCGAAATACTCGGCGTAAAGCCCACCAATATCTTTTCTAGGGTGCAACGTATTAAACGCAGAATACGAGAAAAGGGGCTTTTACATGATGGACAACCACCTGCAATTACTAAATGATATGCTACACAATTTAAAATATGACACGCTTTATGCAGATTTACAGGATTATGTTCCAGCTCTGGAAGCTATGGTGAAGGTTTATAAGCATAATGCTGAGGTACTTGAAGAAAAACGCGCCTTAGAAAACGAAATGCGCGAAGTAAAAAAGAGCTACATGCAGACCATTGAGAAATTGAAGTCCTATAAGAAGCGCAACCAAGAACAAAAGTTGCTGCTTGGTCAGATAAAATCATTGGCTGCAGGGGGTAAACCTTATGAAGAAGTTAACTTTTGAGTTTAACCCTGCTCCAAAGCCTAATTATAAGCGCTCTAAGCCCACAGCAAAGGAGCGCGGTAAGTTTAGTAGTGAAACTATCTTAAATATTCATATACGCGATAACGGCAAATGTGTGTGTTGTGGCAGCGGTAGAGTTGAAGCAGTACCGCACCACGTTATTTTTCGCAGTCAAGGCGGCACAGGTACAGAAGATAACGGCGTGTTGGTTTGTTCTCCTTGTCATCTATGGGCACATGGTAGAGCAGATGGGCCAAACGGCGAACCATTCAACGAGGGGCGAAAGTGGTTTGAAAATTATAGGGAGGAAAATTTACTATGATGATCTATTTTGAACAGCTAAATGTTGTCACTGTTGCCTATATGCAAGCATGTATGGAAATATGGAAGGGGCGATTTACTCATGATTGAATATGAAATGACTGTACAGGCGGATAGAATAGCGCCGTATAAGTTTAGTTTTAAATCAAATGATGCCAATTTATTAAAAGCTGCTGAACGTTTCGAGCGTCATATTGCAGAACATGACTTCATTTGCTCGGATAACATGGAATTTTTACGTACAAGCACTATAACAAGCTTTAAGCCTAAGCAAAAAACGCCTATTGTTGACGCAAAAGCGAAGGCAACGGAAGTAATAGAGAACTATTTAAAACATAATGGTCCTGCTATTACAGTAGATTCAGTTATTTACATGTACAAAAGGGATTATTTAAACGGCGGGCGCGATATTAACCCAAGTATAAAGGCTGTTATTGAATCAAACATCAACGAAATTAAATTACTTTCCCAGGAGGAATATAAAAATGATTAATCAATCAATCGTAGTAGGACGCTTAACAAAAACGCCGGAGCTTCGTTATACTCCAAGCGGCGCAGCAGTAACAAACTTCACAGTAGCATGTAACAAGCCTAAGAAAGATGGTAAAGACCAGGGCGCAGACTTCATCAATTGTGTTGCATGGAATAAACAAGCGGAGAATCTTTGCAACTATCAAACAAAAGGTGCTCTTATCGGTGTAACAGGGCGTACAACTACACGCAGCTATGAAGATAACAGCGGCAAAAAGGTATATGTACAAGAAATACTAGCTCAGAGCATTCAGTTTCTCGAATTTAGGGATAATAACGGCGGGAATAGTAATACATCTAATCAGGGTACGGCGTTCGATGAGGGCGAAACAATGGATATTCAAGATGATGATTTGCCGTTTTGATAAAAGGCTTACTATGGGGCGTGCTTCTTAGCATTCCCCTATGGCTTGCTATATTGGGATATATAAAACTATTTAAGGGGCTGTTGGAATGAATTTAAAAGAATTATTTGAGATACAAGCGGGTTTAGATGCAGAAATATTAAAGAATCACCCTATTCAACCAGGAGAGGACCGCTTAGAAAAGAAACATGCTGCTTTATTGGTGGAGCTAGGGGAAATGTTCAACGAGTGGAGAGCATTTAAGTTTTGGAGTCACGATAAAGAACCGCGTATGGCTGTAAAATGTCCTGAGTGTGAAGGAGCTGCAGCGCGTCAAGCTTCTGACGGTAGTTATGTAGAGTGCGGCACATGTGATGGAGCTGGAACAATTGATAAAGTATTAAAAGAGCTAGTGGACTGCTTACACTTTGTTTTAAGTATTGGGTTAGAACATGAATTTGATACAAAATTAAATATGGTCATTGAACCAATTTTATTTAGCCGCTCGGACGATGGTAATAATATCATTGCTCAGTTCATTGAATTATTAAAAGTTGAGTGGGAGCTAGTAGGTAGACACTATAAAGAAGGTTTGGAGCTGTTTATAGGCTTTTGTGAAATGCTAGGCTATACATGGGAACAAGTAAGAGAAGCATATTTAATTAAGAACCAAGAAAATCATTACAGACAAATGAATGGCTATTGA